CGAAACATTCAGTTAAAATCTAACAATCGGGAGTAAAAATGAAGTTACCAATAACAATTGAATACAACAACGGCGAGCAGGCGACATACACGGCTGCACCGCCTGAGTGGGTAAAGTGGGAAAAGCACACAGGCAACACCATTTCACAGGCTCAGGAAAAGATCGGAATTTCAGACTTGGTTTTCCTTGCTTATCACGCAATGAAGCGTGAAGCAGCTGGCAAGCCAGTCAAGCCGATTGAAGCCTGGACAGAGACCATTGCTGAAGTGATTGTTGGTGAGGCAAACCCAAAAGTTACCCAGTCGGAAGCCTAAACAGAATTGTTTGGGAGTTGGCTATCGCGACCAACTTGCCCAAAGAGCAGTTCGAAACGGCTGAGGACATTTTGACAGTGCTGGAAATACTGGAAGGGCGGGCAAATGGCAAGTGACTCAATCACCTACGACAAGGCTGAGTTGCGTGCCATTACCCGTTCTTTCAAGGCAATGGACGAGGAAGCAACCAACCAGGCGAAAAAGATTTCGTCAGAGTTAGCCGATTACGTCAAATCAAAAGTTATTGACGCCGCTGCATTGCGTTCGACAAATCAGGCTTCAGCCGTACGCATTGCAACAGGTGCAAAGGTTTCCAAGTCGTCCAAAATTGGTGAGATCAAATACGGTTTTGCTGCTCAAAGATTTTCGGGTGGCGGTACGACGCAACAACTTTGGGGCGGTAACGAATTCGGCTCAAATAAGAAAAAGCAGTTTCCAGTGTGGTCAGGTCGTGAAGGTCGCGGGTCACGCGGTTGGTTTATCTATCCGACATTGAGAAGCATTCAGCCTGAGATCGTCAAGCGTTGGGAAAACGCATTTGTCACAGTTGTGAAGGAGTTTGACTAATGGCTGGAAGTCGTACGCTCAAACTTTCCATTCTCGGTGACGTTGACAATCTCAATAAATCGCTCAAAACTGCCACGAAGGACGTTGAAACCTTTGGCGACAAAATGGGCAAGGTCGGCAAAATGGTCGGTGCTGCATTTGTTGCAGCCGCTGCAGCCGCTGGCGCGTATGCCGTCAAAATCGGCATTGAAGGCGTCAAAGCCGCGATTGAGGACGAGAAGGCACAAACCCAACTAGCCCTGGCACTGGAAAACGCGACGGGGGCAACAAAGGCTCAAATTGCTGCAACTGAGCAGTCAATTTTGCAAATGTCTTTGGCGTCGGGTGTTGCTGACGATCAACTGCGCCCAGCACTGGGTCGCTTGGTTCGTTCAACGGGTGACATCACAAAAGCGCAAGACCTATTGACGACCGCCCTTGACATTTCAACTGCAACAGGCAAACCGCTGGAAACAGTTGCCAACGCGCTGGGTAAGGCGTACGACGGCAACACCGCAGCACTGGGCAAACTAGGTATTGGTCTTTCATCAGCCGAATTGAAAACAATGTCGTTCACCGACGTTCAGGGCAAACTCACAGATTTATTTGGTGGCGCAGCTGCGCGAAACGCTGACACCTACGCGGGACGAATTGCACGCATGCAAGTGGCATTCAATGAAGCCAAAGAGACGATTGGTTTTGCGTTGTTGCCTATTTTGGAAAAGGTCATCAACTTCATAAATCAAAACGCGTTGCCAGTCATCAACGCATTTTCAGGCGCGTTCAGCCTAAACGGCAACGGCTTGGGTGGAGTCATCACAACAGTTGGCAACATCATCACCAACATTTTCACGCCTATCATCAACGGACTGGTCAAGGCATTTGGTTACATTAAAAACGCAATTGGCGACAACCTTGAAACGTTCAAGGAATTTGGCGGTTACATTCAAACTTACCTTGCACCAATAATTGGCAACTATTTGGGCGCAGCTTTGACAATGGCGGGACGCATTGCAGGTGGCGTCATTGACGTCATTGCAGGAGTGATCAAGGTTTTGAACGGTCTCATTTCAGGTGCGGTTGCAGGTATCAACGCCCTAATTTCTGCGTACAACGCAATTCCATTTTTGCCCAACGTTGGGAAAATCTCAGTTCCTTCAGTAAGTGTCCCAGCGGTTTCAGTACCTTCAACAAAAACGACTTCAACTTCATTGCCAACATTTACACCTTCGACAACTGGCACAACAACCGCGTCAACTGGTGGAGTGGCAACGGCTGCAAAGACCGCTGCAACTGCAGCTGCTGCAAGCACCAACGTGGTCTCATCAAACTTCAACCCTGGGTCATTTAGAAAAGCAGAAGCCGAAAGCATGGGCACAACAATCAACCTGACCGTAACGGGTGCGTTTGACCGCGAAGGCACTGCCCGCACCATTGTTGAAACTTTGAACAATTCCTACTATCGCGGCACAGGTGGCGCAACTAACCTGCAAATAGCATGACGCAATGGTCACCCATTTGGCGGGTTGAAATTGACGGTACTGCCTACACCAACGCGGTTTTGGCTAACCTTTCAATTCGTACTGGTCGAACAAACATTTACGAGCAGGCGCAGGCGGGATACTGCAACATTCAAGTCATTGACCTTGATCAGGCAACAATTCCCGTTTCAATCAATAGCAGCATTTCAATTGAGGTTCAGGACACTTCGGGCACATACGTCCCAATTTTTGGTGGCAGTGTGGTTGACATTGCAATTGAAGTGCGTGACGTAGGCTCAACGACTTTCACCCAGACTTACTCAATCACCGCCCTGGGCGCATTGTCACGGCTTCAAAAGGCGTTGACCAATGGCGTATTGGTTAAAGACTTTGACGGCGACCAAATTTTGTCATTGCTGACTGACTTGCTGGTGAACAGTTGGAATGAAGTGCCCGCAGCACTCACCTGGGCGAGTTATGACCCAACCGTCACTTGGGCAAACGCTGAAAACACTGGCTTGGGCGAAATTGATACGCCCGGGGAATACGAATTGACCGCACGCTCATCAGAGCGAACAAACGTTTATTCATTGGTTTCAGCACTGGCAACTTCAGGGCTTGGGTACATTTACGAAAACGCACAGGGTCAAATTTCCTATGCTGACGCCGTGCACCGCAGTCAGTACCTATCGGCAAACGGTTATGTTGACCTTACTGCCAACCAAGCGCGTGCAGCTGGTTTGCGAGTCGAAACCCGTGCAGGCGACGTGCGCAATGAAATAACTATCCAATACAAAAACGGTCAGGAAAAATCAGCAAGCGACGCAACTTCAATTTCATTGTATGGAAACCTCGGTCAGATCATTTCGACAACCCTTGAACATACGGCAGACGCTGAGTACCAGGCAGATTTTTATTTGACCCTTAGAAAAGACCCGCAGGCTATTTTTAGCGAAATCACGTTTGACTTGACCAACCCTGAAGTGGACGACTCAGACCGTGACAACCTGCTCAATGTTTTCATGGGGTTACCCGTTGCGATCAATGACCTACCCGCCAACATGGGTTCAATCTTTCAAGGCTTCGTTGAAGGCTGGTCGTTCCAGGCTGGGTACAACATACTTTCAATCACACTGACGGTTTCACCAACGGCTTACTCATTGCAGGCATTGTCGTGGGACGAAATCGCAAACACTTTCACCTGGTCGGGCGTGTCGCCAACGCTTGATTGGGCACGTGCAACAATTGTCACTTGATAAGGAGAAAACATGACAAACCCAACCAGTAATTTCGGGTGGCAAATGCCCACTTCGTCGGACTTGGTCACAGACCTGCCCGCCGATTTTGAAACATTTGGACAAGCCGTTGACACATCATTGGCAGACCTCAAAGGCGGTACAACTGGACAGGTTTTGGCTAAGGCGTCAAATACTGACATGGACTTTTCATGGGTTGCGCAGGACGATTCAAACGCAATTCAAAATGCAATTGTTGACGCTAAAGGCGACTTAATTGGTGCTACGGCAGCCGATACACCAGCCCGCCTTGCAGTTGGAACAAATGGGCAGGTTTTAACCGCTGATTCAGCCGAATCTACGGGAATGAAATGGGCAACGCCCACAAGCGGTGGAATGACAGTATTAGCCACAGGAACAATGTCAGGTGGTTCGGTTTCATTGACTTCAATTCCGTCAGGTTATGTCAATCTTGTTTTACAAGTGACAGGCTTTTATGGATCTGTTGATAGCAAAACAGCAATTCGATTTAATAACGATGCAACGGCTAATTACAATGCAAATGCAGGCAACATTGCTACAAATGATAATTTTGGAGCATCTTATTTTAATGCAAACAGTGAGCAAGATAATTCTTCTGGGAAATCAACTTTGGAAATAACTATTCCTGCTTACACAAATACTACATCTTGGAAAATTGCAAAATGTATTGCTTTAACAAATAATGGAACTACACCTGCTAATTTTAACTATTTGCAAACAGTAGGTTTTTGGGGTTCAACTAGCGCAATTACTCGAATTGACATGCTTCCAGAAGCAGGCGGTAGTTATTCAGCAGGTACTTACACACTTTATGGGGTCAAATAATGCCAACAATCAAAGAGCACAATGTCGAAACAGGCGAAATCATCGAACGCGAAATGACCGCTGAAGAAATTGCCAATTTGCCACAGGTAAGTGAATGACTTACCCAGACGGCACAAATGCACGTCTGATCGAAGTCGCAGCAGCTGAAATTGGCACGATCGAAGAAGGCGACAACCTCACAAAGTACGGCAAATTTACAAAGGCAGACGGCTTGCCGTGGTGCGGTTCATTTGTCAATTGGTGCGCTGCTCAGGCAGGCGTCAAACTTCATTCAGTTGTTTCAACCGCAGCTGGTGCACACCGTTTCAAGGAAATGCAACGTTGGTCAAACATGCCTCAGTTGGGATACCTGGCATTCATGGATTTTCCACATGACGGCGTTGACCGCATTTCACACATTGGGATTGTTGTCGGTTTAATTGATTCAAAGACTTGCGTGACCATTGAAGGCAACACCTCAGGCACTGGTGATCAGCGCAACGGTGGCATGGTCATGGTCAAGGTTCGCTCATACGGCGAAGGCAAAGAAATCGTTGGTTTTGGAATTCCAAAGTTTGTTCCATACAAGGGCGAATTTCCAACGGTTGAAATACCAACTTCGGGAGACAAACCAAAGAAGGAGACCAAAAAATGGACAAAGGCAAAGCCTTAGTAGCCTCATGGGCGCGGTCATTCATGGCTGCAGCATTGGCGTTGTATCTTGCAGGAGTGACAGACCCAAAGACTTTAGCAATGGGCGGCGTTGCAGCCGTTGCACCAGTCATTTTGCGTTGGCTCAATCCCAACGATAAGAGTTTCGGGTTAACGGGGAAATAGCCCGAAAGACCGCGGCGGTAGCCCTTTTTTTGGGGCTGATTTTGGGGCTATCCGCTTGCGGTTATCAGGGTTGGGTGCGCTATGAATGCCAAGAATTCGACAACTGGACGAACGCGGAATGTCAAGAGCCGCAATGTATCCCTACTGGAACATGTACTTCAGACATCATTGGAGAAGTCTTTACACCGCCCAGCGCGACGCCGTAGCCCTGAGGAAGTTCACGCGCAGCTGATTTTGATCATTGGTACGACCCTGGCAATGGTGTTTTTGATCGTGACAATTGGCATAACTTACGCGCTGATTTTTGTCACTCAACCAATTGGGGCGCAAGCACCCAATGACGCAGCATTTATTGACTTACTTAAAACACTTGCCATTTTCTTGACTGGTTCACTAGGTGGTGTACTTGCTGGCAATGGGCTGAAATCAAAGCCAAAGCTAGGTGACACGCCGACAAACACGCCTAATAGTTGACGGCGCGCCTTTAATGCGTCACCCTGAGTTCAGGTGGTAGCAGTTACCGCCTAGAATTCGGGAGAAATTCAAAATGGTTCTTGATTTATTAGACCCTGCAACACTAGGGCGTTTGGTCGGCATAGTCATACTCATGGTTCTTGCAGCTGCTGCGGGTTACGCAAAAGGCTTCAAAGACGGCAAGCGTGAAGGCATTGCACTACGTAAGGCAATGGTTCGCCACATGGCAAACAAGGCGGTGAAGTAATGGCGGGCTTCCTGGACAATTACGAGGACGTGGCGGCGCGAATTAAGCGTTTTTGGGAAACACACCCTTCAGGTCGAATTGAAAACAACCTAATTCATTTCAGTGCTGAAAATGGTTTTGTTTTAGTGCAGACACAAATTTTCAAGGAGTACGAGGACGAAAAGCCTTCAGCCATTGACTATGCATTTGGCAACGTTGCAACCTATAACGTGCAAATGAAAAAATTCTTTGTAGAGGACACGGTCACGTCCAGCATTGGAAGGTGTATCGGGTTGTTGTTGGGTACGGACAAACGCCCAACCCGCCAAGACATGGAAAAGGTTGAGACGCTCAGCGCAAAGGTAGCCAAATCAAGCGCTGACGACTATGACCCGTGGGCAACCAAGCACGGCGACGTGCCTAGTTACAAGACTGCAGCTGAAGCCGAAATGTCAGGCACACCGTCATTTGGGTCAAGTGAGGACGGTGTGACCCTTCGTGACGCCATTGCTGAGATTGACGGGCAACTGGGCGGTCAGATCGTTGAGGAAGCACCCAAATGCGAGCATGGGCACAGACTTTGGAAAACTGGCAAAAAGAAAAACGGTGACGACTGGGCTGGGTATTTCTGCCCTGAGCGCGAGAAGTCAAACCAATGTCAACCTCAATGGTACATCTTTGGTTCAAATGGGAAATGGCGTGCGCAATGAGCGAATATTGCGAATTGATCAACCCGCAGACCATGACGGCAACCTTGCTGAAAAACGGTGAAGTGGTCACTCAATACAAAATTGAACGTTGCGACAATTGCGAGACATTGCAACGACTTGATGAGTTTGGCTATCAAAAGCATTTGTCAGGTATCAAAATTTTGTGGTTTTGTGGTGCATGCAGGTGAAAATGACACTTACGCATGACGACGAAGTCAACTGCGTCAAGGCTGCATTGGTACGCATTGAGCGCACTGACGAACGCCCTGACGGTGCAAAGCGTTATGACACGCAGCTGAATTTTCCTGAGTACGTTGCACAATACGCCGAAACAATTGCCAGTGAGTGGGTTGTGGCGCGTTACTTTGGCGTTGACTATGACCCGTTTGAGTCAAAATACAAAGACCGGGCAGACGTCGGTGCAGGCATTGAGGTCAAATACACACCCTACGTTCAGGGGCAACTCATAATTCACGAGTACGACAGACCAACAGACATTGCTGTGTTGGTGACGGGCAAGTCACCTCACTACTTCATTGCTGGCTGGATACCCGTTGCAATGGCTCAAAAGCCACGTTACCGCCATTCAAAGCAACCAAACTGGTGGGTGACTCAAAT